CCAATTGCTGAATGATGGGGATAAGCGCGGGCAGCATGGCGTCTAGGACAGGTAGCACCGCCTCTCCGATTGTCTCGCCTAGCTCCCCAAGCGCATCCCCCGCACGTGCGCCTATACCCTCTGCGGAATTCGCGAATCGGTCAGCCTGTCCCTTAGAGCGCCGGAACGCCTCTGTAATCGTGTCCTGTGCGGTAGCGCCCTTCGCCAATCCCGGAAGCATCTTCCGCAATGCGCCATCGTTCCCCGCATACGCCTTTGCGATTGCATCCGACGCTTGCTCTAGCGACACCCCCGCCTGCCGTGCTAAGTCCTGAGCACCTACCAGTAACCCTGTCGATTTAGTCACATCACCAGTGGCGGTTACCAGTGACTCTAGCGCTGCGCGAGTCTCACTATCTGAGAACGCCCGGTTCTGACCCTGTGTAATCGCCGCGTCAATCTGATTCATATAATCGCCGGTTGCAGCACCGGCGTTCTGAATCGTCTTAATCAGCTTGTCCTGTTCGTCGCGGTCGGCAGCCGCAGCCTTACCCAATTCGAACAGACCAGTAGCCGCAGCGACAGCCACCCCACCGATTAGCGTTACCTTCGCAGCCGTAGCTAGCGAGATTCCCCCGAATCCCTTTACCTCTTTACCGGCGTCCCCTAGGACATTCTTAAGTCCTGACGCATCGCCGGTAATCGGGACAACAAGCCCAACCGCACCCCTGAGCATCAGCGCTTCCGCTTCCGCGCTTGCTTCGCTGCGGCAATCTCAGCGAGCGTAGCTTTCTCAGCTTCACGCGGACTAACGCCCAACGTTGACGCTGCGTTGATAGTCGCAATCGCGCGCTTACGGTTTCGCTCCACCGCAGCGGGATTCATCTTCCCCGTGATGTTCATACGCCACGTTTGCACTTCCTCAAACGTCAGCGACGGGTCAGCACGCTTCGCGATTGTCCAACCGAACGCATACAGGAACCGTGCCGCGCGCCCTGTAATCTGGCTGCCGCCGACGGTTCCTAGAAGGGAGGGAAGCTCTGCGGTTTCAATTCCTGCCGCTTCGCACATGTCTAACGTTTCCAGTAGCGTAAGGTTGGAAGGGTCAAACCGCTCCATATCGAGTGTCATAACCCTTTGATTGACCCTGTATTTTTCCGCAATTGCGGAAAGGTCAAGCGGTTGCGATGTGTCGTCGCTTGGCTCGCTTTCGGGTGCCGTCTGCGTATCCGTCCGTGATTGCATTTGTATTGTCCTCAAACGCCTTTTTCACCGCATTGGTCGGGTCAATACTTCGCCTGTCTGACCCGAATTCCTGCACCGGAGCGTATTTCTGCGGATTGCTAAACAAAATATGTGACGGGTCCCCGCTAGCAATCCACGAATCCGCTAGGGTCCCCGTACGCTTGCGGGTATTGCGCTTAACATCACCAACGATTTTCCCCGCTAGGTCTGTATTCTCGTCTGTTAAATCCTCCATATCTGAGGATAGGCGAGAGAAAGCCTGCACTACCTCTCGCTTCCCCTTTACCTCCGTCTTAGGCACTCGGCAACCCTAGCAATCCCCGCAGCACCGGAGCAATCACTAGGAAGATAGACCAGAGGACAGCTACCACCGAGAAAATCACCGTAACGCGAATGTTGATTTTGTCGGTGCGCTCATCCAGCTTGTTAATCATCCTCGCAAATTGCTGGTGTGCGATTTCCTCCCGCTTCTCGTGCCTGTCTAAACGACGGGCAACCTCAGCCGTACTGATTTGGTCATCGTCGCGACGCATCCTCCGCCGGTCATCCATCCTGTCCGGGCATCCGCACGTTCAGATACAGAGCGGCTGCAGTCAATCCGGCATTCAGAACGCCGAGCATGAATTTAACAAGGGGCGGAAGTATAAAATCTGGTTGCGGGATAATCGCGACAGACAGCATGGCGGACATGACCACGATTACCAGACCGATAATTTGCTTGGTTTGGTTGCTCATGGAGTGGTATCCAGAATCGGCTTGGCAAGGCACGGCAGCGAAACCTCATACTCGGCAAAGGTGCCAACCTCACCGCCATAATTACCCGGAACGGCTCGACACTGCCCGGTCATACTCGGCGTGCTAACACCCGCAGCCTGCGTAGCACCGTGCGCCTGTACCTCAAAATCAAGACTGGCCCCAGCGTTGTTAAAGAGGAACGTAGACAAACCCGCAGCCGCCCAATTCTGTCCCGCTGTCAGGACAAGGGCATAACTAGCGGGTCCGATTCCCTTAGCAACGTTCCCGTCAAGCGTCGGGAAACTAGCCTCGTCTCCCGGTTCTGGCTCAATCGCTGCAGACTGAACCTCCCCGTTATACTCCACCAGAGAGCCGCCACCAGTGACCTTTAGTTTTACACTGGCGTCCTTGATAAACAGAATTGCCACGCCCTCAAACCTCCGCGCTTGTCTCTATGGTCCCGCGCACTGCGAGATACAACGTGCCCCCCATATCCGTCGGGGCGGGGCGGTCCCAAATGATGAGCGACCAACCGGGCAGCCTGTCGAGTGCTGTGGTGATTTTCCCTACCATTAGCTCCATTTGCTCAAAGCTAGCTGTAGAGTCCATCTTCCCGACGACTACCCAAACCTCCCAACGTTGCGTGCGCTTCCCCGCGCGTAGGACGGACGGAGCTACCCACGGGGAAGCGGGATGCACGCGAGCGCAAGGGGTGGCGAAGGTCCCGCTTGGCTCTGAATATACCCGGATAGCAGGCGAATCGGCAGCCGCAACCGCGTTGCCCAATTCCACCCGCGCATCCCGCAGAGTCACCCAATTCCCCCAATCGGACCACGCAAGGTGTACCGACTGATAATCGGTTCTACCCCCGTGACGTAATCCCTCGCAACGCGGATAGCAGCGTTGTTCAGGTCTGAATACCCGGTAACACCGAAGGTTGCCTCACGGCGCTTAAACGCTTCGGCGGCTGCCAACCGTGCAGCTACCTTTAGCTCTGTGAATTGCGGGGATGGGTCAGTAATCGTCACCCCCGACAATCGCACGTTAAAGGCAGACTGCACGGCACCCGCGCACAGGTCCGACCATGTCGTCTCGAATGACGTTGGCGTGTCAATACCAACGAAAGCGAGCACGTCCGTACCTGCGACGTAAGTAGGCATTACTCGTCCCCGCCACCCTCATACGTGACGCTTCCGTCCTCGTCGCGATAGGCAGCGGTTACGACGCGCTGGGGGTCCGGGAGTCCCGCTTTATTGAGAGGGGTATTGACAACCGCCATCCCCTCAGGATTGACAGCCGCGAAAGAGGTTTCCTCTGTGGCAGGTTCCCACCCACCTTCCAGCATCGCCTCTGCCAAATCCCGCTTTGTGTCGTAGCTTTCGGGGCTGTCCACGAAGTTGTCAGCGAGCGATTCTAGCTCCGCTCGTGAATACTTATCCGCAAGCTGTTGCGCGTCCATCGTTCCAAAAACCTCCCGCACAAATGCCCTGTGAGCGCCTAGAACGGCCCGTCACGCCCCGGTAGTTTCGAAAATGTGTCCTGATATTACTTTCGGATTTGCGGGGCGTGGCGGTACCGAATTTAAGATTTGGTAAGTCCGATGCATAAACCGCTTCACTTGTCAATACCCTTTTCCGCATTTGCGGAAAATGAATGGTTATGCACCGGACCTACTAACTATGCGTCAGTGTAGGTGTAGCGGCGAACGCCCTTAGGCTGCAGCACGGCGAATGCGTAGTACTGCATGACGGCAAAGACAACCGACTGCGGGCCGTTCCGCTCATTCAGACGAACGTCAATCAGTGGAGAAATCCACTGCCGCGCGTCATTGCGTCGGGCGACAATCTCATTGGTCGCAGCGAGGATGCTCCATGCTGGTTCCACCGGAACGCCACCGATGATGCCCCGTTGGAATCCCGGTGCCATCACCTGACCCTGCGTATTGACAGGATTGATGTAGGCAAGCAACGGGCGACCGTTGTTGATATCCTCGCCCGCAATCAGCTTGTTCCAGTTGGTGCTATTGCTGAACCATCCTTCGGCGGGGAGGAACCGAGCGCCAGCGCCACCGGCTGCAGCACCCGCGTAGTACTGCGCAAGCACCTGTGCGATACCCCTGTGCAGGTCACGCCCTGACTGCGCCGCCGCAGTGCCAGCGGTGTCTGCAATCGCACCGGAGCTAGTGAGCGCTTCCAGAACGAGAGCAATCTCCCGTTCCTTGTCTCGCATCAAAAGCTCTCGCAATTCGTTTGCAACGATGACGTCAACACCGGGGGATGCCCCGTCAACCGCCTGCCGCGATACAATCGCTTCCCCGCCAATCGTCTTGGGGGTCACGTTGATTGCGGCAGTCGCAACATCAACGTTCGCGAGCGCTGTATTCTCTGTCGCCTGCACGGCGGTATCGCCAGTCACGGACGCGAACGACGGAACGGTAAGCGGGACCGGAGCGGCAATCGGCGTTTCCGCAAAGAACGATGCAAACGGACCGTTAAACGTCGTGTCAGGGACATAAAGGTCAGGGTAATATCCAGTGGGATACGCGCCTGCCAATTCGCTTGACTCAATCGAACGCTTCTGCAGCTTGACAGCAAGGTCCGTGATAAGCGCCCGATGCCGCGTCATGCGTTCCGCTGCAGCAACGTCACGGTTAAGCGCCATCTGCGACAGGTCGTAGACCCACGAATTTTCCTGATGGGGGCCATAGACCGATTCGTGGCGCGTCACCTGAGCGCCAGACCCACCGATAGACCCGCTGCGCTCAGCGTCACGACGCTGCGCCTCAGCCTGTGCAGAGACGATAAGAGCTTCCAGATTGGTGCGCCGCCCTTCCAGCGCCGTAATCGAATCGCGTTCCTCTGTATCAAGCTCTCGCGATTCGCCCTCTGCAATCGTGCGAATGGTGGCAATCTGCGAGTCAAGAGCGCTCCGCCGTTCGGTCAGCGCCTCAATGCTCATCGGGGGCATTCTGATTTTCCCTTCCTTTCGTGGCGGATTGTGTGCATCGCGCAGAGCCACACGCGCAGTCACATACGCGGGCGCATAGCTACCCGCAATTGCCGCAAGCCTCACGTCTGAACGATGCTCGCGAACGTCGCCCTTCATCGTCCAGCTACCGGGGATAGCCTCTACGCTTACCCCATTGATGCCTGCCCCTACAGCGTCACGCACTTCCTGTGCATGCGCATTGTCGAGTAGAGCGCCCTCAAAATGTAGACCGTCGGCAGCCTCTCTTAGCGTGTCGATTGCACCTGCGATTGCCCCACTGTGACGCGTGAGATATGCGATGCGCTCGCCATTCTTGACGGCATCCACCATCGCAGAGAACGCCCCACGCATGAACCGCTCGCGTCCCCCGAGAACGTCAATCGTCGTGTTATACGGGACCGCTACACCGGAAAACCGCCGTGCTACCGGCGGTGTCGTCTCTCCCTCTGCGGCAGCGTCTCGTGTCTCCAACGAGACGGTACCGTCAATGACTAGGTTAGGGGGCATTGGCACCTACCTTCTCGCTAGGGTCCCCCGCCCCGGAGGGGGACGCCGGGGCAGGGGATGGGTCCGGTTCGGGGGCACCGGGGGGTAATCCTTCCTTGGCTCGCACTTCCTCCGCATCCATCCACGGTTTCCCAACAGCGATTTGCCACGCTCGATAGCGCGACTCTTGCGAGCCCTGTGTAATCGCCGTGGTATCAATCTCCATGCGTCGGGGGTCCGGGAGCAAATCGGTAATGAGGTCCTGTAGCGGTTCATAGAATCCGGCAAGGGTGTAGCGGTCTAGGCTTACCGCTTCGTCCTGTAGGTTGCTATAGGTCATAGAGCTACCCTCAATGTTGGCATTGAGATAGCGCACATTCACCCCAAACAGATTGCCTACGTCAGCGACCATGGCGCGCCTAGCTTCCTGCCCGGATTGCTTCGCTAGGTCCGCTCCCCATTCCTTAGCGTCAAGCCCCATGCCAAGCACGGCAGGGAAATCAGGACCCATCGCGCGCCGATTGCGCCAGCGGTTCCCGGCGTCGTCAGCTTGCGTGTCGTCTAGCCACTGGTCAGTTTTCAGAATCGTAGTCGGTGCGCCGCCTGCCTGCCAGTAGCGAGCCGTATACGCCTCGGCAGACCGCACACTCATCATGGTATCGCGCGCCATACGCAGCACACCGACAAGGTGCGGCGGTACACCGGGCCAGAATGCCGAACGCACCTGCCCGACAGCCTCGCCAGATACCGTACCCTCAACGCCAGAGATACGGAAGCTGCGAGCGGGGAAGATTCCCCATGCGTCCATCGGTCCCTCGGGCGTTATCGCCCCGTTAGGAATCGGGATAAGGGAACCGGGTACGCCCTCGTCGTCTACGCCACCGACCATGTGAACATAGGCAAGGTCATTGAGCGCCATTTCCGCAATCATGCGCCACGCCCATTCACGTCGGGTCATGATTCCTGCGGGACGACGGACGAGCCTAGAGGGAGGGAGGTCACGCGTTCCGTCTAGCTCTCGCCATGGACGGCCCGCAATGCTGTTGGCAATCAGGGTGACGCACCGACGGACAGCGGATACACCGACTGCCTCAATCATGGTGAGTGGGTAGGAAGCTGAACCTATCGCCGCGACACTCGACAGATAAAACGGGGAGGTGATGCTATCGCGCTTTTCCGCAATTGCGGAAAGCTCTGTCGTTACGTGGCGGTTCTTGTGCTTGCCTTTCCCCATGCACTCGTATTATCGCAGAGCGCCGGAATCACTGCAAGCAAATCCCCCGTGCGTGCCCCACGAGCGCCGGGAACGGCCCGCCACGCCCCGTTTCTATCTGGGGTGGGACATAGTGCCACTCTCGGATTTGGGGGCGTCCTGGGGCAAAATCTTAGGGGTGAAAAGCTGAACCGCCCCTAGCTCTTTCCCAATCTCCCCTGCGGCTAGGGTCGCAGCCTGCACTGCCGTAATCGGTCCGCCCGACATGGTGACGGCCCACCGCCACGCATCTTCACTGCCAACGAACCGCCGTGCGGCGTATGCAATCTGTCCGTCAAGCAACGGGTCATCGTGGGCGATACGACGGGAACCTACCGCTTCCTGAAAGTCATTGCAGAATCGCAAATACTCAACACTCGTGACAGGTTCCCAAGGCTTGCCCGTCATCGCCTTGTGTCTCTGAGCCTCTGCAGCTATCGGGTCATTGTGGAGATAGAGCACCTTGGCTACGCGGTACTTTTCCGCAAATGCGGAAACGATGCCAGACACGGCACCACCCGTGATTTGCTGAGTACTTGTCCCATCTAAGTGTGCGTGAATCTCAACGCCTATCCTGCCGTCCCTCCGCTTAGCAGCTACGGCAATCGTCGCGTCAGTCCAATTGTTGTTGACGTTGACGGCTAGAACGTAGCGCGGGGATTGCACCTGTGTCCGCTCTAGCGGCTCATGCAATCGACATTCGCCCCATGCAGCCAGCGAGAATGGCCCTTCCGCCCTCTCATCTGACCACCGATTGAGACGTTCGCGAATCCATGACGCTCTAGGCATAATCTCAAATTCAGCTTTTAGCTTGCTCTGATTCAGCCTACCGCCCACCAAAGCGGGATTCGCCTTACGCAATTGGTCCCAATCTAGACCCGCGTCGTCGTCGTCTGCCATCCACCAGAGGAACAGGAACGTCGGGTCAGGCTCTAGCTCTCCCCTCTGAATCTTCATCGCCCGGTCATAGAGCGCCCGCAAGATTACCGAGTCAGCGTATCCAGCGGTAGAGGTGAGTAGCATGATGGGATTGAGAACGGCGGATTGCGAGGGGGAGAGTGCTTCCCACATGGCCCAATTGCGCTGCGTCAGCATTTCATCCCATGCAATCAGTCCCGCTGTGATGCCTCTAGCGCTTCCCGGTTGACCAGTAGCAGTGTCGAGCGTAAGGCCCCCAATCTCGATACCGAAATAATCAGTGACGCGGAGACGCTCAGCATTCCGCTTACCTGAGCCGTAAGACGGTTTATGTAGGCGTAGCATGTCACGCTGAACGGCCCGATAGACCACTCTAGCTTGACCCGCGTCGTGTGCTGCACAGAGCATATCGACCCATCCAGCGAAAGCGGGTAGCTTGTGTCCCTCGTCAAGAATCCATCCGACCACGATTCGGACGATTGTGGTTTTTCCATTTTGTCTCCCGGTGCTGAACAGCGCTAGCTGCACAATCAGATTCCCCACCTTGTCGTGCGCTAACAGCCTGTCAATGCAGAGCGATTGCCACGGGTCAGCCTCTAGCCCTAGCTTCCGCTTCGCCCATGCTCGCGCTGTCGGCCCATAGCTGCCCGCTGAGGGCGGCTCTGGCGTGGCAATCGTCGGCGGAATCAACATTCAGCGATACCATTTCGAAAAG